AATTATTAACATAGCCACCTGCAACATCAATGTCACCCTGAGTAAAAAATCTGAATATATGAGTGAGAAACTTTTTCTCAGAATCAGTAAGCTTCTTTTTCCAATCCTTAACATCCTCAAGCATCGGAACTTCGGTATGTAACCAGTGTGATTGTTCATGTTTCAACCAAGCATCATACGCCCAAGGATAATTAAATGGTTTAAAATAGTTTCTTTCTTCTGTTAAATCTGATTGCTGCTTCTTAATCATTATAGATCCACTCCTTTAATTCTTTTGGTGATTTATTTCCTATTAATCTTTTTTCTTCTATATTTTCATGTAACATAACAAGAGTGGGAACACTTCTAATACCATATTCTGCTGCAACGTCTGGATTCACATCAATGTCAACAACTTCAATTGGCATTTTACAATCAGTTTCTCCTAGGTTAGCAGCTAACATTTTACAAGGTTGACACCACGATGCAGTGAACCGTAATATTCTTTTCATTTGCCTTGTCCTCTATACTTTTTATATGAACGTTTTTCAGTTTTGCTCATACTTGATGTTTTTTTGTGACCACCTTGTTTCGTTCTCTTTTCAACTGATCTATGACTATTCACTAGTGGGTTTTTCGCTGCCATAATGTCTCCTTATTTACTTTTGTATTTTGAATCCTGTTTTGCTTCAAGTTCACGCAGGTCATTTGCAAGATCAGATACTCCATGCCAATCTTCAATTGCAATCATTACTTGTAAATACTCTAATAGTATTTCTTTTTGTGTTTCGAAATTGTTGTAATCTTTATTTTGTTTCATTTTTATTTTTCCATCAGTTCGTTTACAAAGTTCAATAACAAATGATGTTTATTACCTTTCCAATATTTCTTCATCCATGAATAACTATCATACCAATATTTTTCTGCTTCAGGATGACAACCGATTAGTCCTATCTTATTTTGAATGATAGCCATAGGTATACCATTCGCATATCTTGCTACTGTCTCAAATTTCGATTCGTCACCAATAATAACACTACCATCATAGAAATACAAACTTTCCGGATTATTATTCCAGATTACTTTCATTTCTTTAGCGTGTGGTCGTTTTGTGTCTGTATTTGGTTGTCTTATATACTGCTCTACTCTTAGGTCTGACATGATATTAAAATAGTCTGCATCCGCCCAATATGCACCCATACAGACACCTAAATACCTTCCGCCGTTCTCTATATAGCGTAGTATTTGAGAGCCGTTGGTCTTAAAGAGAATATCCCAAGAATCACTATCTCCAAAACCACCAGGAAAACAAACCATATCTACATCATCAAAGAAATCATCCTCAACTTCATGTTTGGTGAATATCTTAAATTTATAATGTGGATGTAAAGCTTTGATTATACCATTACCAGATTGTACCGAACATTTCGGGTGATTCAAAAACAAAGCTATGGTTTTCATTAGCCCTCACATGCAATACAATCATTTCCTTGTGCAATTTGTGTCATATCAAGTTCTTTAATTACTTGACGTTCAATTTTCTTTGATACTTTATCTGCTTTACCAATTTTCTCACTTCTGCAATAGTATAATGACTTCAAACCTTTTTTCCATGCCATGAAGTGAATAGCATGTATATATTTTATGTTTGCATCAGGTCTAAAGAATAAATTCAATGATTGTGCTTGATCAATGTATTGTTGTCTATCAGCCGCCAGATCAATTACCCAGCGTTGATCAATTTCCATCGATGTTTTGAAAATATCTTTTTCATTTTCATCAAGAATGTCTAGGTGTTGTACTGAACCATCATTTGCAATAATACTCGACCAAATATCATTGTACTCACCTTCGTCTGTTATCTTACTTCTGATGAGTTGGTCGAGCCATCTGTTTTTGTTGAGGTAAGCGCCTGAGAGTGTGTCTTGTCGATAAGCATTTGCACGATAAGGTTCAATACTAGGGCTGGTATTACCCATGATAATGGAACTGGAAGCGTTTGGTGCGATAGCCATAAGATGAGAGAAACGACGGCCGGTACCCACGGCATCGGGTGCTTCACCCCGCTCTTTACCAAGTTCCAGATTTGCATTATCAAGTCCTTCTCTTATTGTTTTAAAGATTCTATTGTTGGTAACTTTGGCAACAACTCCTTCAAAAGCAATATTGTTGCGTTGTAGATAAGCGTGGAAACCGAGAGCACCAATCCCAATACTACGTTCACGGGATGCAGAATGTCTTGCACGGCTGATTGTGTCAGGAGCATTATCAATAAAATACTGTAACACATTATCAAGCATCTCAGCAACATCTCTGAGGAATAGTGGTTCATTTTTCCATTCATCATAAGTCTCCAAGTTCAATGACGATAAACAACATACTGCGGTTCGTTCTTCATCAGTCGGTAAAACAATTTCACTACAAAGATTTGATTGATGAATTTTCAATCCTTTATCTTTTAGCCATTGGGGTAAATGTTTGTTGCTAGTATCAATGTAATGAATATATGGTTCACCAGTATGCATTCTTAATTCAAGAATCATTTGCCATAAATGTCTTGCAGACACAATCTCTCTTATTTCACCCGTATGTGGATCCTTGAGTTCCCAATCATCGTTTGCATTTGAATCTAACATACAGTTTTCAATGATGGACATGAAATCATCTGTAATGTTGATACCATGATGCAGATTTAGGCAACGCACGTTTGGGTCACCTGTTGGTTTACGCATCTCTAGAAAAGCGATAATATCAGGGTGGCTAATATCCAAGTAAGCAGCATAACTACCACGGCGGGTGCGACCCTGACGATATGCCAAACTAGATGCGTCATAAATTTTGAGGTGAGGCATAACTCCAGTGCTTTTATCGTCAGCCGAACGAATTCCAAAACCAATCCCAACACCACCGCCAAGCATACTAAGCCAATTCGTTTCAGATAGATTATCAACTAATCCCTCCGCAGTATCTTCAATATAGTTGAGGAAACAAGATATAGGCATTCCACGCTTAGAACGACCAAAAGAAAGAATAGGCGTAGAATAAGATAGCCAGTGTCTACTACTATATTCATACAACCTTTGAGCATGTTCAGGATTACTTCCGAAGCTCTTTGATACAAATGCGAATCTATGTTGCGGAGATTCTTCATCTTCTCGCATATATGATTCTTTAAGTCTTTTAATTCCAAGTTCATCAAACAGTTTATCTCTCTCTAAGTCTATCTTGATTCCTAAATATTCCATTTCTTCTGCCTTATTATTGTTGTACGAATTCTTCTATCATCGGGAAAATAGGCTCAATAGCTTTTGCACATGCTATAGCAATTTCTTGATGTTCTTTTTGTGTACCATTTGCACTCCTGAGTTGTATATAGTGTACCCAAGAACGTAAAGTTCCGTTCATATAAAGACGAGATGCTGTCAACCCTTCAGGTAAAACTACTCTTGCTTGTTCTTTTGCTATACCGTTTTCAATTGCCCAATTATATGCTTTTTCAGCAGCATATGTTACATAACTTTGTTGAGTTTTCCATGTTTCTTGTAGTCCTAAATTTTCAGTTTCAATAGAATTTTGGCGATTCTTTTGATCCTGTAATCTTGCTTCACGACTGACCCAATTAGAACCAGCAATACCAAAATCTACTACAGCATACCTTTGGCTAAACTCTTGAAAAGAAAATGATCTATGCCTAAGGATTTGCCTAGCTATGTCCCGTGTAGTGTTAATTTCCAAACAAACATTGACCATCTCAAGTGGCGACCAATGTTGATGTTTGATTAGGTAACGAACCAACTTTTCGGCTGATTCATTATTGTTTTGGTTTGCTGGATTGGAAACTCTAGCTACATAAGCAACCTGTTCCAAAAGGTTTCTTCCATCAGTCCCTTGAGAATAGGACACCATTTTTACATCCATTATAATATCTCCATATTAAACTTTTTTCCAAGAGGAAAACTCAAGATTAGCTCTCAAATTACTGAAAGTAAATTTATCTATAAGATCCACGATTTCACCAGGCGAAATTCCTGCTAAAATCATATCATTTATGTCTTTTTGTTTGATGTTTTCCGGCAGTAATGTTACATTATAACCAGAAGCAATTGCTTTGCCGATTTGCTTTACAATATCTTTATTTCTTGGTTCATTATCATACACTAAAACAAAATCAGTTAGTTCTAACTTCGCCGCTCTTGTCAGGTCTGCATCAGCAGTTGCAATTGCATTTGGTAAAAACATTGAATCAATAGGACCTTCAACAACATAAACTTTTTTATTTCTATCTAATTTATTTAAACCATAAAACTTCATATATCCTTGAACTCGTTCATTCTCCACCAAGGTGATTGTGATGTAACGGATCTTTGATTCCGATAACGCCCTACCCTGTATGGCAAAGAGTTCATTATTTTCGTTGTAGAATGGTATGATAAGCCTAGGGTCTTTCTCTTTGAGATTTTCATTTTCAACACCGAGAGATTGTACCAACATCTTGAAGTCAGGTGCAAAGTATAACTCTGAGAAATATTTTTCAGGAATCTTCCTGGCTTTAACATATGCTTTCGCATAATGCGATTCTGGTAAGGACTCAATTGTATCCAACTCGATCTTCTTTTG